ATATTTTTTTTGTTAATAATCTTTCCCAAGTATAGTACGAAGTACTTCTTATTGGCTTCTGCGCCCCATTCGGGTTTGCCTGTGCCAAAGCGTATTGTTTTTAATTCTATGGTGAGGCTTGGGGCATCACGAGCATAACCATTTCTAAAGACAACAGTATCGTACTCTTTTCCGATAAGGCGAATGTTGTAATACGGTTTGATGTCTCGATACTCTTCTGTTTTCTCCCCCGAGAGTATCATATCAAACCATTTCTTTTTTAAAGTTAAATGTAAGGTGCTCATTTGTTTTGCTTTTTTAATTCTTCTCTCATACCCATACAGTAGGAGTGGTAATTGATATTTGAGTTGTGCATTAGTCGGTAGTCGTACCATTGCAGTATTTTTCCTTTGGGCTTGTTATGCTTCATATCATAGTATATATCCTCGATATTGAAGAAGTAATCCGATAAGCATGCAACGCCTATTTCAATATCGTAATTGTCAAATTCAAATTGTAGGTCTTGCTTGCGGCAAAATTCCTTGATGAGGTTGCGCGCTGCGTACTCGAATAACTCGACAGCTTCTTGTTCTTTTAATGATTGTTTCTTCATTGGGTTGTAATTTTTAATCTTTTTGCTATCATTGTTACTATATCCACGGTTACAGCGTTACCGATGAGCTTGTAGCGTTGTGTTTTTGAAATGCGCCTTATTCTGCCATTGTAGTTGCCGTATTGTGTCCAGTTATCTGGGAAACCTTGCAAGCGTTCGCATTCTATCTCGGTTAATCTACGTATGCCACCCAATAAGTTATTCTCTTGAAAGGCGTTACTTGATATGGTAGGGCAAATTTTGAGGTCTGCACCTTTATTTTTGCCTCGTGGGAGTTGACGTATTACCGTCATATCAGAGTGCAAGCCTCCTGAATGTCCGCCTCCTGTAAGAGTGCTTGCGATTTTAGGAATGATATAGGTATCATCGGCGTTCATATTGCCGTTGTCTTTGAGTGTTCCACTAAGTTTGGCTTGAAATTGGTATGTTTTTTCTTTTCGAGGTGCGCAATCATTTTCTGTGATAGGAAATACTCCTGGGATACTTCGTCCTGCAAGATGTCCGATAAGGTATATTCGCTCGCGATTTTGGGGTAGTAGCCAGCTTGTATTAAGCAATTGCCATTCAAGTCTATAACCCCCAATGTTGGCAAAGGCTTGGAGAATTGCCCAAAAGTCTGCGCCAGAGTTTGAGCTGAAAGCGCCTTTAACGTTCTCCCAGACAAATACACTTGGTCTGATGTCAGCAATGAGGGCAATTGCGTATTGGATAAGGCTACTTTTTGCGCCTGCGAGTCCGGCACGCTTTCCAGCAATTGAGAAATCGACGCAAGGCGAACCAAAAGTGATAATGTCTGCTCCTGCAATGTCTGCGGGCTGAATAGTTGTAATGTCTCCGATGTGTTTCGCATTTGGAAAATTGTGTTTATAATTAGCTATTCCGTGTTTATCTATTTCACTAAAATAGTGCTCTGTAAAATGGAAGCCTGCGCGCTGAAATCCGAGTGAAAAGCCTCCAATACCGCTAAAAAGGTCTATAATTTTCATTGTTCTTTAGGTGTTAGTAATTCCGAAAGTTCTTTGCCTTGTGTAATGAGGTGATTGTAAAAGAATTTTAAAGTATCTTCTTTTTTGAACCTCCTTATTTTTCCGTCAGGGTCATTGGTGCTGTTTTGAAAATGCTCTATCAATGCCCTAATAGCACTATATTCCTGCTTATCTTTTGCCTTATTTTGCTCTTGTCGGAGTCGCTTTTCGGTTTCCGCTCGCATTAGCTGCTTATCCTTTTCAGTGAGTGTGGCAAAATAAGGTTGTAATATACCTCGCTGATAGAGTGTATCATAAATAGGCACGGATAACATAGGCAGTTCCTTTGTTTCCTTGTACTCCTCAAAATGCTCATTGAGCCAGCGAAGAACGTTTTTTTCTTTTTCCTCTTCTGTCATTGTATTTTGTTTTTCGGGTAATTGTGAAATGTTAATGTTATGCGCTCGCTGAGTGTCTTGCAGCCATTGGCGATATTTTCCTAAAACCGTACAGACGTAGGACGAGTCAAAAAACTGATAAGGATTAGTTATTTCACCAAAATCCCCCCTTCTATCCATCTGAAAGGCTTTATATATCTCTTGAAAAGACAATCCTGCGAATTTTTCAAAAACAGCGTCCCATATCTCCTGCTTCTGAATAGGGTCGATTTCTCCCTTAAGTCCTACAAGAGTAGCAATGCGAGTGAATAGATAACCGAATGCTTCTTGTATCCTTACTTCCTTACGATTGTATTCTCTAATTCGTAAAAATTGGTGTCCTATTTTAGCTATCTCCAACGATGTGAGCGCCCCAGCCTTGACTATTGTTTCTAATATTTTCAAGGGTTTGTCTTCCTGCAAAATACGGAGGTTTGCTGACTGTGGACTGTTGTCTGTACGGTTCAGCGTTTGTAATGATTTTTCCATTTTCGTCTATGATGATCTGATTGTTAGCGATTGGTTGATGGTATTGTGTGTTATGTAGCCAGTCAGCCTCAAAACCTTTCCATTGCTTTTGAACTATGATACTCAGTATCGCGTTTATATCCTGATTTGTTAGCCGTACCTGATTGATGAAGTTATTAAACGCTCGTTCGGTATTAACAGCTTTCTTTGCCTTGCGTATTTTTAGCCACTCATCTACAAGTTCGGGAGCAAAACCTTCCGCAAGCATTGCCTTTCTGAAATTGAAAGGAGGGGGGGCGGGCGCAACTTGGGGGGAGGTTTCTTTTTCAGTGTTTAAAGGCTGTTCTTTTTTTTCTCCCTCGCTAAAATCGACACACACGCTTTTCTGTTTCTCTTTTTCTAAAAGAGAAATATTATTTACTTTACTTTCTTTTTCTTTATTTTGCGCATTAATGTGCGCATTAATCTTACTTGAAGGTGAGTTAATGTATACATTAATCTCGTCTAACAGCCAATATTGCGATAAATCAATATCTTTACGTCTTTTTGAAGCTTCTAAATAAACCTTTTGAATGTTTTTACTTGTTAGTATATTATACTCACTAAATACAAATCCATCGAAGAACTCATATTTAACAAGTTTCCTAACAACCTCATCAACAAGCCCACCAGATAATCCGCCGAGCCTTGCCAATTTGTTTTTTAAAAGTTCCGAAAACTCCACAAAATACCCATTACGGTATATTTCACAAAGTAGCCGCAACACGATTATCTCTCCTTTTACAGAGAACTCCCCCGAGATAGCCAACATCTTATCGTTTTCAAAGATCCCAACGTCCAAAGGGAAATAATCTAATCCTTGTTTATTTGGTCTTGCCATTACTTTTAATGTTTAAAAAAACTCCCCTTGCTCTTAACTTGCTCTCTGGACGCCAAAGACAAGGGGAGACAAATGAATGATGTATTTAGAATAACGTTAATTGTCGTTGTTTCTCGGTTATTGTATTTACATTCTTAACAGCGGTTTCAAAGTACTTGTCTTTGAGTTCTATCCCTATACCATAGCGTTCTAAACTAACTGCTTCGTATATTTCGCTGCCTATCCCTAAGAAGGGGGTAAATACAGTTTCGCCCTTATTGCTCCACATCTGCACGCAACGCTTGATGACTGATAATTGTAGCGGAGCAATATGCTTTTCATCGCCTAAATCGATAGCCTCTTTTTTGCCATTGAGTACATCGGTACGCTTAATATCAAACCACGTATTTACCTTGTAATCTTCCATTACTTCGTGAAGGTGTTCAATATCGCCCTTCTCTACATTCCACGTAGGGGACGCCCAATGTTGCCAAACCTCTAAGGGGAAGTTGTTTTTATTCTTGTTGTTTATCGGTGTCCAAGTTTCCTCATCGCCTTCCCACTTGCGAAATATGGTACAATATTCGGGCAGCCCTACGCCTGTATAACTACTATCCTTGCGAAGTTGTTTATATAGCAGGCGTTGTGTTTTGGTGCGCTGCATTTCCAATACGGGGTCGGTCCAGATATTCACCTTTGAGTGGTATTTAAATCCTACCGCTTCCACCGCTCTATGGTGGTCGCCTGTGAAGTCATACAGCCCCGTATAGCCGCTTGAGTTCTTATATACAGCCAAATCTTTGGTATGGCAAACCATTAATCGCCCTGGTTTTAGGATACGATACAAATCGTGCAAAAGGAATGTATATTGCTTAAAAAAGTCCTCGTGGCTTTCGTTGTTACCCATATCGTGAATGTAGTTTGAGTAGGTAAACAAGGAACTAAACGGGGGGCTGAATATGATTAAATCTACTGAGTTATCAGGAATGCGCTTAATCTCTATGCAGCTGTCGCCTTTCATCAGCCAATAGTTAGGCGTTTTTACTTCTTTAAACTCGTAGGAGTTGAGTAGTCCGAAGGCGTTGCCATTGATGAATTTATTCATTTGAGCCTGCATTTCCTTAAATTGTTGTTCTTTGCGTTCACGAGTTTGTTTTACGTTTTCCATTGTGTCTGTAGTTATGAAATAGATATTTACTTCTTTTGTTTGTCCAAAGCGATAGGAGCGTCTGACGGCTTGATATGTCCCCTCGAATGAAAAGTCGAGACTTGCGAATATTTGGTTGTGGCAATTCTGAAAGTTCATACCGAATTGAGCTATCTTCTTTTTGGTTACCAGCACCCTAAATTCACCATTAGCAAAGCCGAGTAATTTCTTTTCTTTGACTTCTGTTTTTTCGTTACCATTCACTGCTACTGCATCGGGTATAAGCGCAAGGGCTTTCTTTTCCTCCTCATTCTGATTTACCCAAATGATAAACGCTTCCTCTGAATTATTTACAATCTCGGCTACTGCTTCCAATCGCTGGTCAAGCGTGTTACGCAATTCTTTTTGGAATTCGGTAGCACTCACCGAGTAAGGGTTGAAAAGCATACCATTATCACGCTTTTGAGTCTGTATTTCCTTTTCGATGTAATTGAGTTTAGGCAACTCGTACCCCTCAGCACTAAATCCTATGTCAGAGGGTTTGGTAAGCATAGTAGCCCACGAACTAATCCACCCATAGAAGTCATTAGTAGCGTGTCCTTTTAATCGGTAGTTGTTTATACCCTCACCACGCACGAACCACTTAGCACGCATATCCTGAGCATCTAATACGTTAAGGAACTCGGAGTGGTTACCTATTTCGTTCAAGTCGTTAGGACTTGGAGTAGCGGTGCAGCATAATTTGTAAGGAGTGTTTTTAAACTCTTTGATGAGTTGGTTTTTATACTTGCCGGTGAAGTTCTTCAGTATTGAACTCTCATCAAGCACTACACCTATGAATTGAGCGGTATTGATATTATCCAACTGCTCGTAATTGCTGATATACACGCCTTGTAATGGTTCGTTATCGTGGTACTTTTGCACCTCAATACTGAACTTCCGCCCCTCTTGTATGGTCTGATAGGCTACCGCCAAAGGGCAAAGTATTAGTACTGGCTTCTGAGTGTGTTTACTTACTTGATGTGCCCATTCTAATTGCATTAAGGTCTTTCCAAGTCCGCAATCGGCAAATATGGCATACCGTCCCATTCTCAGTGCCTTGCTCACAATGTAACGCTGAAAGTCGAATAGGTTGGGGTTTAATTCTTCATTAGGAAGTTCAAAACCCGCTTCTATTGTCTTTCGCTCCTTTGATTTTAAAAATTCTTGATACTCATTCATTTTGATTTGAAATTAGAGATTTGATAAAGATTTATGCGCACTCAATCTCCTCTCAAATCAGGTTGTTAATTATTTTTGTAAGGTTTTAATTTATAGTAATTTTCAAAGTCTATTAGCCATTGAGGTTTTTTGGTCTTTTTGTTTAAAAAGTTTAGCAGTTCTGAATGATACTTCTGAAATATGGTTATCAGTTCAGTATTAGGTGTTTCTCCTCCTAATATATTCAGGCGTTTTTGCGCTATATGAATATCTTGATTAAGTTTGAAATTATGAGTACTTTCCTCTGTATAACCTCCTATCTCCAATACCCACGCCAGTAGCTGGCAACAGCGTGCATCTGAAAGTACTTTTATCCCTGCCTGCTCTGCGGTCTCTATGATTGATTTATATAGTGTTTTCATATAAAATCTTTTTTCAAATATTTATTTAATGGTATATCCCATATTCTTTCCATCCTTCTTGTTGGCAATTTACAGGCGTATAAAGGTCTGTATATACGAGGTAACGATAGAAGGTTGTCTTTGATATTTTTAGTTTTTTGGCAATGATTTTTTTCTGAGTCCCCTTTTCTAATTCTTTGACGATCCATTCGTGTTTCTCGGTACATTTTGGGTTGAGCCTACAGCGGAAACCTCTTTGCC